GTATTTATTGGAATTGTCCCCCCATTAATCGGAGGTGTTATAGGTTTTTCACAATTTTTAGGATCAACGCTAATAGTAAAATCATAACCACTATTAATTGAAACTAAATCAACTAATGAACCGCTATTGCCAGACTCTACTATACCATTAAGAGAAAGATTGGCAAAAACTGGGGAAGTAGAACGATTATCTACAGGAAATTTATAACCAAGACTAGTTAAGGGTTGTCTGTTAAAATCAATGGAAATGTCATATCCTTGAATATGCAGCTTATTAAAATCGACCCCTAAACCAGAAAAAGAATCTGTAGTAATTGTAATGTCTCCCGGTTTTAGCGCAGGATAACCTTCGTCTGCTAAAATTCTAGGTATGATAACGTCTTTGTCGGGAGAAATGGTTCCACTTTTTGTTTCTATACCGGGAGCTTGAAAACCACTCCCACTCATATCAAAATTAGCATTATACGCAGTAAATGAAGCCGAAGCAGCAGGTAAAGCTCCAACTGCTCCTTGAGTTGTATAGTTGTTTATATAGCAATTACCAAAAGATATAACATGATAATCTGGGGCGTTTGGATCTATAGATTGATAAATATCAGGAGATAAAAAATCTTCTTTTTGGTAAAATTTATTTATATCATCTCCTTCTTGATTAACTACCAAATATATATTTTTACAATCTCGGTACTGATTCACCGGGAAAGTTTCCCAATATTTTTTATTAGTTCTACCTTTATTTTCTTCAAAAAATCCTGACAATAAAGACACATCTTCATTATTATTGTAATACGGTCTACCTTCGAAAGGAAAATTATAGAGGGGGTAATTTACGTTAAAACCGAGCCTAGCTTCATTTTTTGTTCCGCAGAGTAGGTAATTAAAAGAAAGGTTTACAGTCGGGTAATTTATGATAGGTCTGTCTACTATACCGCGCTGATTTAGCTGAAGTATATCTTCATGAGGAAGATTAATTTGATAACTAACAGACTGTACCCGGTCTATAGGGTTTAAACGGTTTATTTTCTGAACTAGGTTGCTATGATCATTAGTGGCAGGACCGCCGTTGTAGTCAAAATAATTATAACCACTTTCTGGAGCAGGCCCTACGAATAAAGCCTGACAGTTGTAAATTACATTCGGCCTTGCCATTATTTTTTCCCTTCATAAACACTAGCGTAAAGGATTCCAGCCAAAAAGTCGTCCACTTGATGTTCTAAAGCTACATCTTGGACTTTCTTGACCCTTTCGTGATTTCTATCCGTAGGCTCCGCAGCGTATCTTCCAGCTTTAGCTAACCAGTTTTCAGGATCTTCGTTAGCAATAACTATATTCGCAATTTCTTTTGCAACTTGTTTTTGCTGCTTACTTAACCTTTTTCTATTGTGAAGTTGCCTTAAAGAAGACTCCACCTCCAGATTAAGTTTGTCGGAAAGGTTTAGATTCTCTTGAATTGTAGATAAGCTAAAATGTACTTTAGCTTTTGTTCCTATTGGCGTCTTAGTATCAGTTTCTTTTGGCGTATTAGAGCCAGAAGGTCTTCCTGTCATTTGGGGGCCTTTTGCTCCCCCTATAATTGGTTGATATAGTCCCTCTTCTTTCAGATCCTTGAATTTGCGTTGAGATTCTATAGACTCTTCTAAAGTAGGGAATCTTCCAGACTCAATTGCTTGAACACCTTCTTCTGGAGTAAGAACCCCAAGCTCTATTAATCTACTATAGATTCTTGAATATACTGAGTTATCTTTTAAATCGACATCTTCAAAATGTGCAGTAGGATAATTTTTAAAACCCATTTCTTTAGAAATTCTTCTAATCTCAGGCATTAAGAAGTTTTCAAGAAATACCCGACGTCCCTGTTTTAACCTCTCCATGAAGACTTGAACTTTTATACTGGTATTCGCGAATTTTTCATCACTAAGAAGAATATTATTAAGACCCATCTGAATATCTTGGTTAACTACCTCATATTTTTTTGAGTCAAGAATATTTCCAATATCTGGTATTACAAATTTAGCATCAGTTGTATAGTCAGATATAAGGACACGACCTACAGATTCATTTTCAAAAAGTTTCTGCATTGCGGTAAGATTTTGCTGATTAACTCCGCCTTCTGCAGGTTTGGTTCCCATTGTAACTAACAGTATAGCTTGATTGGTGGTTCTAGCTACCGCCATATCCATCTGTTTCATCTCCTGCTTCCAGTTTATATCTTCTAAGACCGGATACCCCATAGGAACCGCAAACGGCTCGTAATCCTGCTTTTTGTAGAAAACAGCGGCTAATCTTTCTGCATTCAGGGGGATAGTAATGGCAGCAGCTCCTACATTTTTAGAATCTTGAATTATTTTTTTAGTTTCTTCAGGGAGACTGTTGAAGACTTCTTCCTCTTCTTCAGTTTGAGGGTACCTAAGTCTTTGCAGTTCATAATCAGTAACTACTTTATAGTAAATACCAGTGCTAAATGTTATACTCCCTTGAAGCTGAATATCAGATGGGTTTAAAATAATATACTTAGCAGGGATTTCTAATTCGTCGGAAGCTTGGGACAGTCCAAAAGTCTGATTAATTTTAATAGCATCAGATTTGTCCATTTTAGCGTTAAATCGATATATAAAAACATTACCGGATCTATAATATTCTCTAAAAAATCTACTCTGCAAGTCTCCAATGTTAATTCTTTTAAATAAGGTGTCAAAGAACTCTCGGGATTTTTTACTACCGCCTGTATAGTAAAGATCACTTATAGAAAATTCAGTCATCAGATCTATAGTATTTCTAAAAACTGAAAAATTATAATAAGCTTTCTGGCATAGAATAATCGTATCTCTAACATCGATATTCGAATTATTCTTGACACCATGAGAATATTTAAATGGTATCATGCCATTTTCAATATTCCTAAATCTGTCAGTTCGCGGAATATCAGCCGCTGCATTTCTACGAGTCCTCGTTTGGCTAGCTGTCGATTGATGCATAGCCATTAAAGGTTCCGAGCCTTGTTCCGTTTTCTTCCTTACTGCCATAATTTAATATAATTTTACACTTAACCAAACATTTTGGGAGTAAACGTATAGTTAATTTCCTCTTGTTTGGTATTTTTAATATCATTATAGGCCTTAACCGCCCAATTACCTAACATTAGTGTAGTGTAATTATCTTTTCGAGCTCGGTTAACAGAATTGCTACGACGCAAGTGTTGGGGCAAATCAAAAGTCTGTGTTCCTTTAGCTGTTGTTTTGACTTCAACTAAAGCGCACTGCTTTTTAGTTTGATGAATCATATCGTCCTGAAACTCTATAAACTCACCTTTTGTATCATGAGGAGTCAGTTTTAAAGGAACTGACTGATTGACACATTTGTCGAAGTAGCTTCCACAAGCTGCGGTTCTAGACCCAAACCAAATACGTTTGTGATCGATTGAAGCCTGTAGGTATTCATTAGCTTCTCTTAGGAAAGTGGTAGAAAATAACTGCTTAAAACAAATAACGCTTTCTTTTTTATTATAATCCTGTTTAGCTTTTTGGAGCATGTTTTGATAATCGACCCCTGATTTATCACTATTATAATCAAAGAATTTAATATTGATTTTTGAACTGCTAAACAATTCAGACTCGTTAGCGCTATCAATAAATTGGTATCCAGCGTTATCAATAATTATTAAGGATAGGTTAAAATTCGTTACAATATAATAAAGATATTTTATGTGGTCTCTGAGGTTTCCCCCAGCCACAGCATAAGAATGAACTAATGTAGAATGATTTTTAGAATCTGCGTCCACCTCAAGAACAGACATTGCAAAATAATCTGAGCTAGGGCTATTACTAAAACTTGGATCAATTGCTAAAATATACTCTTTATCTTTGTCCCCCTTTAAAAGCGTGTTAGGCTTCTCTCCGTCTGGGATAGTACAATCGTACATTTTTTTTGCACTAAAGTAACTATCGCTACCATCTGTAAATTGAGCACAATATTCTCTTAAGAAAGAAGAATTGGAAGACCCACCTGCCCTAGCTTCTTCTATAACAGTACTGTCGATCATATCAGGAGGTATAGAATCAAAAGCCATCTGAGATATAAAATAATTTGACTGCAAAATATCATCAGAATAAATATTACCCATCCACTCTTTATAGGTTTTGTATAAATTTTCAAAACTAAAACTAGCGGAAGAAAGAGCTATCATTTTAGAATTATTTTTAAATACAACCCTATCTTTTTCTTGCATTTGCCCCTTAGCAATTAATTCATCTTCCATTTCTCTTATTTTTATCCTTTCAGCCATATCTTGAGGAGCAACCAAGAAAGGCATCAGAACAGTTTTAATTGTTTCTTCAGGTAAAAGGAGAAATTCGTCTAGCACTAGAATGTTAGCGCGAAAACCACGAATTTTTTCACCGCTTAATGGAATAGCCGTAATAGTTCCTTCATTTATTTTCCATTCGAATTGGTCATTACGTTTAGATTTAGCTCCGAAAGCATGAGCTAGCATTTGAGCTTCTTTAGACTCAACAATCTTTTCAATGTTGTTAAAAATAAATCTAGCGGTACGAAAAGTAGGGCCAGCGATTAATATTTTTGTTCTAGGCTCAAATACACATTGCAGAAAACAATATACAGCAGCTATAAAACTTTTACCACAACCACGTCCCCATACGCACATATTAAAGTTTCTATTAAAAAATGCTTTTAATGTAATCTCTTGAAAAGGAGCTAATTTAATTCCTGAAAGCAGCTCTGTAGTAAAACCTAGATTTTGACGAAGAAATTTAGCTAAAGTAATTTTAGCTTGTTTATCACCTATCTCTCCCTCTATATTCTTGTACTCCTCGTTTAGGTTAGTGAGAGAAGTCTCATATTTTTCTGGACAGTACCACATTATAATAATTTTAGTTCGTAAGCTAACTGAAGATCAAATTTTTCTTTTAAAATATCTGATAGTAAAAGTTTTTTAACTATTCTCACGCACTCCTGTCGACCATCTACAAAAAGAAATTGTATATGAGGATATTGCTGTATTAAATCTCTGACATTATGAAAAATAAAATCAGGAGTAACTCTAGTATTTTTTTTATAAACATAAGAAAGTTTATTAAAAGCAAGACACTCTTCTATTTTTCTTTCAATCAATATGATCATATAGGCACCTTCTTCCGCAGCTTTATCTATTTCATTTTTAAATCTTTCTAAACCAGAGCTAAGAGTGCCAATTAAATCAGGTACAGATTTTCTTTCTATGTAAGTGTTGTGAGTTTTATCTTTATCGTTTAAACAATAATCTCCGAATTTTAAACCTTTTATCTCAGTAGGGAAATCTAAGATTCTCAAAGGTTTTTGTTCTCGTGAGTCGATATATATTAAATGATCTTTTGTAAAGTTTTCTGTAAAAGTCATATTGCTCGGAAATTTTGACAATTTCGTTTTAAGACCTATAGACTCACATAACTTATAGTAATCCTCAAAAATCATTTCGTAATAATGAATAGGAGGGAAAGGCAATGTCCTTAGTTCAACTTCAGTTGGGGCATACTTTATATTTTTTTCATTTTTTCTTTTAATTAGTAAATTTTTACAATACTCTCGGGATTGATCTAAAGGAATCTTTTTGAGCCAACTTTTTAAACTTCTTTTATCATTGAAGTCTGAAGAAAAATACTGATCTTTATTTTTAAAATTTATTAATTTTTTAGTATACAAGTCATACCGGGGGTAGTGCTCATGATAATAATCTTTCACAGAGATTTTATGAGCTTTAAGATGTAAATGAAGCCCTTTATCTTTCGTAAATTCTTTTTCGCATATTTTACATTTAACCATTTAAAATTTCTTCCTCGCTTATACCCATGATCCTAGACTTTATATCTTCCATAGATCCTAATCTTTCTATCTCTGAAGAGATATTTTTACGTCTAAGGTCGGCTATCTTAATCATTTTATTGCGAGACTCTTCATCTTTCCAAAGTTCTACCAGATTTAAAATAGAGGCAGACTGCTGCATCTGTTTACTCATCCGCTGACTTCTTTTTTCTTTTAGTTCATTGAGTAGTTTAGTTTGTCTATTTACACATTGATTATATTCAGTCTGTGCGGTGTTGATTGCTTCAACCAAACTCATTGCCATTTTCCGACCTTCAGTGTCTTCTGCGTTTTGATCCAAAAGAGTTTGTAATCTTTCGACCCTTCTTTGAATATTAGAAGCTATAACAACTTCAGCAGAAAGT